ACCACCCTCATCATCTAGCTCGTGACCAGTTCTACCCATAGCTAAATCAGATGGTGTACCTTGTGATTGACCAGTTTTAGCAGGATCGTTACCCTCTGCTTCAATTTGTTGTCTTCTAAATTTATTTTTGTAATCAAAAATTATCTGTTTATCGTTTTCTTTCATTTCTTCATCGGTGAATCCAAACACATTTTTGTAAATCCACTCAGATGACATCAGCCCATCTCTAACCATAGAATCAGCAAGTGAAGCTTTTTGATTCCATAGTTCAATTTTTTCTTGTTCATAAATTGTAGATGGGTTAGTAAGTTTTAAATCAAAGTTAACTAACTCTTGGTCTCTAAATCCTTGAGCATACAAATGAACTACAGCAATTTTAGTTAATTCACTAACTACGATTCTCTGTATTCTTTCTATCGTTCTGGCAAATCTTACATCTTCAGCAGCTAATGTAGCTTTAGAACCCAATCCCTCTTCGTATCCTAAGAAAGCCTTTGGAACTCTTAATGAAGCCATAAGTCTGTTTCTTAAATATTCAATATCTTCTACAGCATCGTAACTTAACCCTGCTAAACTTTCGATATTAGTTCCACTATCTCCACCCCTTACAGGTAAAAAGAAATCTTCTGTAAGGTTTTGGATGTTGTAACGAAGATTATAGTCACCTGTTTTCTCATCGATTACAGGAGCCTTCTTCATCTTATTGATTGTTTGTTGCATAAAATTATCAACTTCAGCTGGTGGTATGTTACCAATATCTAACTTAAATATTCTCTTCTCTGGTGCTCTCATTATACGATGTATTAACATAGCATCTTCCATAAGAGTTAATTGTTTCCAAACCTTTCTTCCACCCTCTAACATAGAACGACCATAAGGAACATAATTGGAATCCGAAAGTAGTCTGAAGTGAGCTACTTCATAATTCTCAAATTTCTTTGGGTCTTTCTGTTTAGCAGTATGTCTGTTAGAATCACCTTGTGGTGTTAGTAGAAACTGAACTAATTGTGGATTGTCGGGATCGTGTCCTTCCATTCTAGCCACATCATAAGCTGACATTGGTGTTACATTCGTAATGCCATACTTATCGGTAATTTCTAACTGCAAAAAGAAGTCACCATATTTGTTCATATTACGAACCCAAGGCCATAGATTAAATTCTATATTTAATATGTCGTAAAATAGGTTATGAAGTATATCGTGTATTTGGTCATTATCAGTTGTAATATCCAATACTTTACCATACTCATTTTTCATTGTAGATTCATCAGAATAGATATCTAACGCAGAAGCGATTATAGAATCTGTATCCATAGACTCATAGTCTCTAAATAATCCTAAACGAAGTTGCTGTTGATATAATTGGTCATTATATCCATATTGTTGCATATTGGAATATAATTTATTATATCTATCAACCAAATTTGTTTGTACATTAGATTGCAGCTGTCCTGTATCTACAATCTTTAACTTCTTTCCACCAATATTACGAACAATTGTATTCGTAGAAAAAAGTCGTTTTAGTCTTGAAAATAAATCTTTTTCTGCCATAGTTTTACCTCTTAATTAATTAACCAATCTAACGATTCTTTTTCTCCATTGGGTCCTACTTCCATTTCCCAAGCGTTAGTTTGATTAGTTGGTTTTTGTGGTAACATTTGATTTGCTACCCCACTCAAAGTTTTCTTAGTTAATTCTATTCCTTCATTTCTTAACCTTAATGCAGTATCTCTTACCCAAAGAGTCAAAGCAAAACTCATAACTAAATCATCGTTATACCCCTGCATCGCTTCAGCTTTATTGTTATTATATATAAATACAAACAACTCATCAATTAATCGATTTGAACGGACAATTACTGACTTTTCTCTAAAATATTCTTCTAATTTAGCGATTACTAATGGTCTTGTCTTCATTGTCATAGAAAAACCAGCTACCATATTTCTATCTTGTGTTCTATATCTATTATTTATTTGATGTTCTGTATCTACATACTTTAAATCTTTACTTGTGTAAAATAGGTTTTCGTATCCTCTATCAATACATTGTTGTAGAGCAGCCCAACCTATATTGTTGTTTTCAACGACTAATAAAGCGTTGTTATATTCTGTGGCAACATTGACACATAAGTTACCAAAATCTTTTGTAGACATTCTACCCTTATATTCAGCTACCTGTTCCATAGTTTCTATTTCCATCACGTGAAAAGCTGAGTAATCTGAACCATCTCCTCTACTAACATCAGCACTCAACACATAATCTTTTGTGTAGTTTGGTGGTTGCCATATCCAAAGGTTACTATCAACACCTCTTTTTTCTAATGGGTCCTGAGTTTGTCTTTCTCTATACTCCTCTAATATAACACCATCTATAACAGTCTGACCTGAAGTGATAAAGTCACAGTCACATTCTTGAGCCGCTAGTGAAGGACCCAATAGTTTGTCTTGTTCTGCTCTCCATTCATCATCTCTTTCAGGATGTAAATTCCAATGTAACTTAATCCAATTCCAATCGTTTGTTCCATCTTCTGCACCAACCCAAGTCTTATGAAACCAATTACCAACACCATTGGGTGTAGAAAGTGCGATACATTGTCCACCAGTAGATAGTGTCTGTGAAGCAGCAGCCCATATCGGTTCAATCTTATCGATGAAAGCAGCCTCATCTAATATTAGTAGTGATAACGCTTCTGAACGACCACTATCCTCACCACTCGATACAGCTTTTATCTGTGAACCATTGTTGTATCGTAGAGATAGTTTGTTATCTTCCGTACACTTCTGTTTTAACCAAGAGGGTAAGTTGGCGTGCATTACTCTTACCTTAGTCACTAAATTTTTAGCAGTATCTTGTTTGGTGGCAATAACTAATATGTTTTTATCTTGTCCAAAAGTCATCATCCAAAGTGAGTATCCTGCAGTTAATGTTGATAAACCTAATTGTCGTGCTTTCAAAATAACATTAAATCTGTGTTCTTCAAAAGTTTTCAAAGATTTTTCTTGATACTCATATAAATGAAAAGGAACTTTACCTTTCATTGGATGTTGAACGACACAATATTTTTTCAAAAAGTATATTGGGTCTTGAGCACATTTTTGATACTCTTTTTTTATTACCTCTTTTAGAACACCTGGTTTCATTATATCTTTCCTAAAATAAATCCTATACCCAACCAAAGGTATTGATTTTCGTACCATTTCTTTTCAACTAAATCAATCATCTTTTCATTAGATTCATCACGTGATTTTAGTAAATCAATTTGTTTTTTCTGTGCTAACATTACTAATGTATCTAATTTTGCTTGTTCTTCTAATTTAATAATAACCGAATCAGATTTAGCAATAGTAATTTTTTGAAATTCTATCAATGTATTAGCTTTAGCAATCTTATCTTCCCATTGTGCATCTCTTTGTTTTATCATCTCTAATGCTTCTTCTTTAGTAAAAGTGTCTTGACTTCTAACCATAGACATAGCAAAAAAGATTATTAAAAAATATTTTAATATTTTCATACTGAGCCTCATTTACTTTTAGCAAACTTTCTAAGAAACTCTTCGGCTGATTCTACTTCATCATTATCATAAGCCTCTTGCATCTTTTCTGTTTTCTTTTTAGATATAGTAAGTTTTCTCTTTAGATTACCTACCTCTTTTTTTGAAGCGCTTTTAGCTTCTTCTAATTCTTTGATTTGTTTTTCAACTTTCTTTTCTTCTTTTTTGTTTTCTTTTATAACTTTCTTTAGTTCCTGCACTTTTTTACTTTTAGCTGAATTAGCTGCAAACAATCCACCTACAAGTCCTAAGAATCCAAGTATTATTTTCCAAAGCTTCATTCTACATCCTCCAATTTTTTTAATTCTTCAGTAAATTTTTCTATAGCCTCATCGGCTTCTTTTGCTACTTTTTCCATATCAACATCCCATTTTTCTTTTTCTAACATAGGATAATTAACACCAACATTATTGTACCACTCAGGAAGTGATTGTTTTTTCCATTCCTCTAATTGTTGTATTGTATCTTTTATAAAAGATATCTTATTGTTTCTAATTTTATTCTCAGCCCATTCTTCATATTCACCAGAAATGCGTAGTTTGTTTTCTATTTTTATTTGACAATCAAAACAATGTCCAAACATTCTCCACATTTTGTCGTCTAATCGTTTTTTCATAACAACATCACATTTAGGACAAAACATTGGCATTCTAACCTTTGACATTATGTCCGTTAGTGGACTTTCTATGTCACCACTTTCTTTTTCTTTACCTTTATAACCAACCATAACTCTTTTTTCAGGAGTTCTACCAGCTAGTAAATCTTTTAATGCTTGGTTTTGTCTTGCTGCTTCTTTACTATATGCCATAACCTACCTCGTATATTTTAACATACCTAATATTTGATTTACAGGAGCAAATGCGCCTGTATACTTAAATACCTTTCCTTTAAATACAAAAGTAATTCCTTCGCTTGGAATTATTCTATCCAAACCACCTAACGCCTTTAATCTATCTAATTGTGTTTTTAGCATTTCTAATTTAGATGGATCTTTGGCATTTTTTACCTGTGATATTACCTTTGTTAAATCATTTTTCATTTTTTGTACAGCTTTATCGGGATTAGCTGCTATAAAATCTTTCATATTACTTAGAACTTCTGCACCCAATTCAAAGAAAAGAACTTCCCAATCTCTTATATGTTTTTTCTGTAGTTTAGAATGTTCGTTCTTATCAGTAGACAAAACCCAATC